GGACGGGAAGGCCGTCGTGGTGGTCGATTTCGTCGTCGAGCCCACTGAGAAGTGGTTCAAGCTTTCGTGAAAGGAGCACCGCCTATAACGAGACCTATCTAGAAAGGAATGACCATGAGTTTCAAAGAGACCACCGGATACAAGGTCGTATCCCTTGTCGCCTCGACATCTGCCAGCATCACCGCCGGTGCCGTTGTCGGCGCTCTCTGCCCTCCAGCCGGAGTGGTATTGACCGCCATATACGGCGTCGGAAGTAGTGTCCTTGGCACATATGTCGGTGACAAGGCCGGACGACAGTATGCCGAGACCCTTGCCGAGACCATCGACTCCCTCCAGACACCTCAGACCAACTAGACCCCTATGCCCTCTAACAAAGGGCATAGGCTTTCGCAAATTCTGCACGCACTATAATGAGACCCCATCAACTCGAAAGGAACTCTCATGTCCGAGAACACCGTTCCCACCGTTGTCGAGCACTCCGAGACCGTTGAAGACGAGACCCCCATCATCGCCGTCAACTGGACCAAGCTCGGTGCCGTCGCCAAGAAGAGTGCGCGTTACGTGCTGCCCGCCGCAGCCGGTTTCGCCGCCCTCGTCCTGGTGAAGGCCCTTGCTAACTCCAGCGACAGTGATGACGAGGCTCCCGCTGCCATCGAATCGGACGCCGACGTCGTGGACGCTGAGCTCGTCGAAGAGACCGACGACTGATCCTACTCACCCCTAGAACCCAACTCGGGTTCTAGGTTTCTCATTTTTCAGAAAGGAACGAACGATGGAGCTTCAGGCGGCCGTGGTGGTTACCCTCACCGAGAACGGCAAGACAGTCAAGCGCGTCATCCAGAAGAGCGACAAGTTCGACGAGAAGACCTCGTGGGACCATATTGTCAAGCAGACTAAGTCGCTCGCAGCCACTACTCTCAACTCGATGGACTGAAAGGCATATCCATGATCAAGATGAACGTCAGCGCCGAGACCTTTGACGGCGACATGGTCACCGAGACCCTCTGGTTCCACATGAACAAGGTGGACTTGATTGACCTGCAGCAGTCGCAGCCCGGCGGGTTCACTGACACGCTTCAGGCGTTCATGTCTCGCAAGCCCGAGGACTGGACCACGAAGGACAAGTTCAAGCTGTTCGACTACTTCCGCACCATCGTTGACAAGGCCTACGGTGAGCGGTCGTCTGACGGCAAGCGATTCAGCAAGTCGCCGGAGATCCTCGCCCGCTTCAAGGACAGCATCTTCTACGACGAGTTCGTGCTGAGCCTGCTGGAGGACGAGAAAAAGAGCATCAAGTTCTTCAACGGCGTTATGCCCAAGGCACTCCTTGAGCAGGCCAAGAAGGACCGCCCCGACGTATTCGGTACGATCGAGGCCTGAGAAACCCGAGCGGGGCCCTGGGGAGACCTGGGGCCCCGCATATCAGAAGGAGCGAACATGACCGATAACGTACCCGTGAGGGGCGATTTCCCCTCCAACTCACGGAAGACCAAGCCCGCCGTCGAAAGGGTTGTAAAGACTCCGGCGCGTATTGACAAAGGCAGTCTCGGCAAGCAGGCGCTTCAGGCGTTCTTCGCTGAGGACATCAAGGAGGTGGCCAACTACCTTCTCTGGGATATTGCCCTGCCTAGTGTCAAGAACGTCGTGAGCGATATCTTCACATCCGGGATCGACCGTCTGCTCTTCGGAGGCGACGGCGGTCCTCAGCGTTCTCGCAGCAACAAGACCTACACCTCGTATTCCAATCGGACGTACGGACGTCGTGAGACTCCAACCGAGCGGACGTACACTCAGAGGGACCGTCGGGAGCACAACCTCGAGTCTATCATATTCGCAACTCGTAGTGAGGCCGAGGATGTCCTGAATCACCTGATCAGCATCTGCGACCAGTACGACGTGGCGACCGTGGGAGACCTGTACGGTATGGCCGGCATTTCCCAGTCGTACACCGATGAGAACTGGGGATGGCGGGATCTCCGAAGCGGACGCGCAGTCCGTTCCCGCAATGGATACATTCTCGATCTACCGAAGCCGGAGGACGTCCGATGAACGATGACGAAGAGATGACAGTTGTCTACGGGCTTACGTCCATATTCCTATCCATCTTTATCTTTCTCCTCATCCTCGCCGGTCTAGGATCCCTGCCGGTCTGGGTCATATTTGCTGGCCTAATAGTCATCAACGCCATTCTTATCACAGGGATCGTGAATGACATAAGGAACAACAAATGAGCGTCGAGCAGATGCGCGCTAAGCTACGCACAGCATACGGAGGATCGGCGGCTTGGGTCGCCAAGGTTGACCGCATGAGTGACGGTCAGGTAATCGCAGTCTACAAGAGCCTTAACGAGAGGAAGTACTTCGCATCATGAGTCTTACAGTTATTTCGCGCCTCGCCGGCAAGGGCGCTCTCATCGTCTCCAAGCACGCCCCCGCCATCTTGACGGGTCTGGGGATCGCCGGCTTCACCGCAACCGCAGTCCTCACTGCCAAGCAGACGCTGAGCGTCGGCGAGGTTACCTGGGAGGACCTGAACGAGCTGTCGACAGTCAAGGCGGCTGAGGACGAGGAGAAGTTCGACAAGCGAGAGATTCAGATCGCCAAGGCCCGTGCCTGGGGCAACCTGACGAAGCACCTTGTCAAGCACTATGCCCTGCCGCTGAGCCTGGGTACGGCCTCCGCCATTTCTCTGATCCTGGCACACCGCATTTCTGCACATCGGATTGCAGGTCTGTCCATGGCCTACGCCGGCCTCGAGGAGTCCTTCCGCAACTACAAGGACCGTATCGAGGAGGGCTTCGGTAAGGAGGAGACCGAGCGTATTCTCGCCGAGGCTGACGCCAATGCCCTTGACAAGGCGAAGATGGACTACTACAACGAGACGGGGCGTGAGTTCCAGCTCAAGCCTGAGGAGTTCATGCGTGAGCTCGGCGTCTCGCCATATGCTGTCGTGTTTGACCAGAACGCGAAAGCCTGGGAGGGCAACGAGGACTACAGCCTCATGATCCTCCACGCTCAGGAGAACTACGCCAACGACATCCTGCGGACTCGTGGATATCTGCTCCTGAATGATGTGTACAAGGGCCTCGGCCTGCCTCCGACGTCTGCCGGTTCCGTGGTCGGCTGGGTGTACGACAACGAGGACGGTGACGGAATCGTCGAGTTCGGCAACTTCGAGGTATTCAACTACCGCGACTACGACCCGGTCCTCGGACGCGAGGTCACCAAGTTCGTCCTCGACTTCAACGTCGACGGCGTTATCTACGACCAGATTGACAGGGTGGCAATTCGATGAAGGTAGCATTTCTGATCCTGCTCGGTTTCGCCATCGGTCGAGCAACTAAACGAAAGGGACGCAAGTGAAACTACTGCCGGCACTCGTCGTCGGTCTTACGTCGACATTTCTCGCCGTGCAAGACTTGAAGAGCGAGAAGAAGGAGCCTGAGGAGAAGGAGCCTGAGGAGAAGGCGGTAGAAACTCCGGTCGAGCCGCAGGAGGAAGTGAAGGAGCCGACGATGGACGAGTATGAGGAGATCATCAACGACGAGTATCTCGACATCACCATGGAGGATGACCTCTCCGAGATCATGGGAGAGGACGACGAGGAGGTCGCGGAGGGGGACACCATCCGTGCCATCTCCGAGACCGAGTACGATGAGGGCGCATTCGGATTCGAGCGCGTCAACTTGATGTATTTCGTCGACGACGGGGTCCTGTGTGACTCGGACATGATCACGATCGACAACAAGAACGAATGGCTCGGAGACGTCGCTCTCATGATCGGGCCGGATACTGTTACGACCATGTGGATCCGCAACTTCAACCTCTCCTACGATATTCGCCTAGAGGTCGTTAGGGACTCGTACTCAGGATCCCACTGATGGAAGACGAGTACTTCGACTTCCTAGTCTCATTCTTGGGGGAGGATGAAAGTCAGCTGCCGAGCATGTTCGACAGCTACTTCCTCCTGATGAAGCTCTACCGTACCGAGTTCCGCTACTCTGCCATGATGGACCGCAATCGGGACATGGATGGTCGTGAGTGGCGGAACCGCTACGGCGGCGAGCTCCCGCCCGCATTTCTCAAGCGCCCGGCTAACGTTCTTGAGGTTCTTCTCGGACTGGCGGATCGTATGGCGTTTGAGCTGGACGATGACGAGGGCCCCGCTCCTTATTTCTGGGAGATGATCAACAACCTCGGAATCAACTTCATGGACTGCGACGTCATGCTGGACGACAAACTCGATCGAAAGGTCGAGAAGGCTATCGACCGATGGATGAGTCGTCAGTACGATTCCCACGGACGCGGAGGCATATTCCCTCTCAAGTATGTTCCCGAGTTCTACGAGTCGGGGGAGTTCCCGAACCAGAACCGCCTTGAGCTCTGGTATCAAATGCAACTCTACCTCGCGGAGAACTACGACATATAAGGAGTCAAATGGATTTCTACGAGATCAAGGAGCGAGCCCTGAAGTCGGGCACCACCGAGGTACGGCCGGCCTGGCGTGTGCACCAATTCAAGGATCTCATGGTTCGTGGGAAGTCCTTCTACGCCGTGTACAATCCCGAGACGCATTTTTGGACTACTGACGAGTATGACCTGGTGCGCATCGTGGATGCCGACGTGACCCGTCACTTTCAAGAGGCCTCGAAGAGAGTCGACGGGTCCGTCTGGCCGCGGTATCTGGGGGACTACGACTCCAAGACATACACAGATTACAAGTCGTGGCTGTCCAAACTCCCGGACTCCCACAAGCCTCTAGACAGCAAAATACTGTTTGCCGACCAGACTCCAAGAAAGGAAGACTACGCAACCAGAACGCTCTCATATTCTCTGAGCGACGAGCCATGCCCCGCCTATGAGGAGCTCATGAGCACCCTCTACGATCCGGACGAGAGGGAGAAACTCGAGTGGGGCATTGGATCCGTATTTGCTGGAGATTCCGTCTGGATCCAGAAGTTCTTCGTGCTCTACGGATCTGCTGGATCAGGCAAGTCGACGGTCTTGAATCTGCTATCGAGACTGCTGGATGGTCATATTGGGCAGTTTGACGCGGCAGCCTTGGGGCGCCCCAGCGATCAATTCGCCCTCGAACCATTCAAGTCGAATCCTCGAGTGGCCATTCAGCACGACGGAAACCTCTCCCGGATCGCGGATAACAGTCGCCTGAATAGTCTCGTATCTCACGAACCGATGGTCATGAATGAGAAGGGGAAATCCCTCTACGCATTCAAGCCTGAAGCGATGTTATTTGTGGGCACCAACTTGCCGGTGCGTATCACCGACTCGAAGAGCGGACTGACGAGGCGTCTCATCGACGTTGAGCCTTCTGGACGAAAGCTCGATATTCGTCGATACAAAGAGATCATGTCCCAACTCGAGGACGAACGGGGATCTATCGTAAAGCGCTGCGTGGAACTCTATAAGTCCAAGGGCCCATCGTACTACGACGACTACAAGCCCATCGGTATGATGAGTAAGACCAATCCTATCTTCAACTTCCTCGATTTCTATCAGGACGAGTTGGACGATGCGGATGGCGTCTCTCTCAAACGCATCTACGAGATGTACAAAGAGTACTCCCAGACATATTCGGACGGAGCTATGTACCCTATGTACAAGTTCAAGGACGAGATCCGGGATTACTTCGAGGAGTTCCACGATCGCATCATGATCGATGGAACCAGCCGGCGCAAGGTGTACAAGGGGCTATTGAAATCCAAATTTTCCCAGGGGGAGAAGACGGAAAGCCCGATTCCGGACTGGACTGAGATGAAAGAGCAACTGTCATATCTCGACGAGCTCTACAAGGACCGTCCGGCGCAGTACGCCAACGAAAACGGACTCCCAGCGAAGCGTTGGGATGACGTCACGACCACACTGAAGGACTTGGACACTAGAAAGGAGCATTATGTCCTCGTACCCGAGCAAGACGTCGTCATCGACATCGACCTCGACAAGGACAGAGACAAGTGTCTGGAAGAGGCTCGGCGGTGGGTTCCCTCCTATGCTGAACTCAGCCGATCGGGGGGTGGAATCCACATCCACTATCGATATTCAGGGGATCCTTCCGTACTTTCACGGCTGGTGCGGCCCGGAGTCGAGTGCAAGGTCTACTCAGGCAAATCCGCCCTCAGGCGACGCCTCACCGAGTGCACCGCCCACCAGGGCCTTACCACGGTTGAGGACGGATATCTTCCCGTCAAGGAGAAACCCTTGATTCGTCAGGAGGTCATGCAGAACGAGAAGTCCATCCGGAAGCTCATAGAGCGGAACCTGAGGAAGGAATTCCATCCCGGGACGAAGCCCAGCATCGATTTCATCATGAAGGTACTGACAGACGCCAAGGAGTCTGGAATGGACTACGACGTGTCGGACATGAGGCAGAAGGTCCTCACGTTCGCCATGAAGTCCACTCATCAGGCCGACTACTGTATCAAGCTGGTGCAAGAGATGCCGTTCTCCTCGGAGAGCGATCATGAGGAGACCTATGAGGAGCCGGACGACGATACCCCGATTATTTACGACGTCGAGGTATTCCCGAACCTGTTCCTTGTGAACTGGAAGGTCCGTGGCGCCAACAAGATCCAGAGGATGATCAACCCGACTCCGAACGAGATCTCTGATCTTGTGGAGAAGAAGCTCGTCGGGTTCAACAACCGCCGGTACGACAACCATATCCTCTACGGTCGTATCCTGGGTTACTCGAACATCCAGCTCTATCACCTCTCTCGTAAGATCATCAACAACCTCATCAAGGAGGGATTCCGAGAGGCTTACAACCTATCCTATACCGATATCTACGACTTCGCCGCCAAGAAGCAGTCCCTCAAGAAGTGGGAGATCGAGCTGGGTATCCACCACAAGGAGCTCGGTCTTCCTTGGGACGAACCGGTGCCGGAGGAGATGTGGGAAGAGGTCGCCGCATATTGCGACAACGACGTCATCGCCACAGAGAAGGTATGGGACCATCTGGAGGCGGACTGGGAGGCCCGGCAGATCCTTGCTGCGATCGCTGGTCTCCCTGTCAACTCCAGCACCAACAAGCTGACCACTCAGATCATATTCCAGGGTCAGCGGGACACTCAGAAGTACTTGCAGTACACGGACCTGTCGGAGCTGTTCCCCGGCTACAAATACGAGTACGGCAAGTCGATATATCGTGGCGAGGAGGTCGGCGAGGGCGGATACGTCTCCTCCGAGCCTGGATACTACGAGAACGTGGCCCTGCTGGATATTGCGTCGATGCACCCAACATCGATCGAGAATCTCCAGCTGTTCGGCCCCTACACCAAGAGGTACAGCGAGCTCAAGAAGGCTCGTATCCTGATCAAGCACAAGAAACTCGACGAGGCTCGAAAGATCCTGAATGGGGCGCTGGCTCCATATCTGGACGACGACTCGAACCTCGACGCTCTGGCCTATGCGCTGAAGATCGCACTGAATTCGACGTACGGACTTACCGCCGCCAAATTCGACAACCCACTCCGAGACCCCCGGAACGTGGACAACATCGTCGCCAAGCGCGGCGCTTTGTTCATGGTCGACCTGAAGCATTTCGTTCAGGAGAAAGGATACACCGTTGCCCACATCAAGACAGACTCGATCAAGATCCCGAACGCCGACGATCGCATCATTTCGGAGGTCTTCGAGTTTGGGAAGAAGTACGGCTACACATTCGAGCACGAAGCGACCTACGATCGTATGCTGCTCGTCAACGACGCCGTCTATATTGCACACGACAAAGACGGTTGGCACGCAACCGGCAAGCAGTTCCAAGAGCCGGTCGTCTACAAGACTCTCTTCACCGGAGATCCTCTGGATCTCGAAGATGTCGCCCAGACACGATCGGTTACTACACGAATGCTGCTTGAATTCGGCGAGAATGACCGCAAATTCGTCGGACGAGTTGGGCGCTTCATTCCTGTTAACCCAGACACTCCCGGGGCCGGGAGACTTGTACGAGAGAATCATCGAGTGGACAAAGAGGGTAACGAGGTCATTTCATACGGCGATGTCGGCGGTTGCAAAGGGTATCTCTGGATGGATTACGAGGATGCCCAGGACAACTGGCGAGACGTCTATGATGATCGATACGGACGTGGACTCGTGGATGACGCCCTTGGACAAATCCGTAAGTACACGGACGTGGATACCTTCCTAGCAGCATGAATCGCGAGAAGGGCAGGGCATATAATGAGACCCCCACCAGAAAGGTACGACCATGTCCTGCCCCTCCCTCGCCCGCCAGTACGTCCTCACCAACCTTGCTGAGATGGGTGTTGGCTTCGCCATAGCTACGTTCGCCTACTACGCGACACGTGACTACTGCGACCAGCACCACCTCTCGGCGACTAAAGAGGACATGCTCGCCATGGCCAAGAACATCTGCGACACATTCAAGACCAACTGAACCAACCTCACACTTAGAACCCAACCCGGGTTCTAGGTTTCTCGATAGAAAGGAACGAACCAATGCTCTCTTCTGTTTATGACGGCGGCCAGACCGCTAACGATATCCTCATCGGTTACACCAGCTACCTTCGGGACGAGGTGGCGAACCTGAAGGACGACGAGATCAAAGAGCTCATTGACAAACTCGAGTGCTGTGACCGCAGCAGCTATGGACACTACCGTCGCCAGACGGTCCAGAACCTCCTCGATATCTGCCGCACTGAGCTGGACGACCGGGACCTCGTGCGCTGCCTTGTAGAGGCGGGTCTTATTGTCGGAATCAACTCCATTGAGGGGGTCTCTGATGAGTTACCTCCCATTTAAGCCAATCCGTCTTATCCACGACGGGAAGCCTGGTATCCAGACGCTTCTCGAATCCCTGCCGTCGAGAGTCGTGAAATTCAGCGACTACCAACTCCAGACATTCCTCCACGAGCTTGAGTTCCTAACGGAGGAGTCGGGTGCGGCAATCACCCCTGAGATTGAGAACTGGATCTGGCTAATCCACAGTATTATCACGGATGAGCTGGACGCCCGTTGGCTTATCCGTAGGCTCCAGGACCGCGGCATCGTCAGCCAGGAAGGGGGGTTGTGAAGTACTATCTCTACTCGCCTCCTTATTTCGTCGATCAAGTTCTATCACAAGACTACTACCCCATAGAAAGGAACACGACATGGCCGTCAACACTTACACTATCAAGAACGCCCGACTTCTCTTCCGCAACTTCGCTGGCGAGAAAGACCGCTTCGGGAACACGGCGCGAACCTTCTGCGTTATCCTCCCTGACGATGCCGTCGACGACTTCCGGACCGAAGGGTTCAACATCAAGACCCTGAAGCCTCGGGACGACACGGAGGAGCCCCTTCCCTATATCAAGGTGAAGGTCAACTTCGGAGGCCGTCCGCCCAAGATCGTCTCGATCATCGGCCGAACTCGTACGCTCCTGAACGAGCAGACAGTCGGCGCTCTCGATTTCGCAGACCTCGAGCGGGCCGATATTGCCCTCCGCCCCTACCACGGACGCACTCAAGCTGGAGTGGAGTTCTGCTCGGCATATCTTGACAAGGGCTTCTTCACTATCGTGGAGGACGAGCTTGAGGCTATGTACGCCGAGGATGCCGACACCGAGGAGGTTCCGTTCTGATGCCGCTCGAAGTCAAGCTCTTCAACCCTCGACGTAGCGTCTGCGAGGCAGTCAAGATCACTGAGGATAATCTCCGCATGGTCCGCAACTGGGCCGCCAGTGACGAGGAGATCAAGGCTCACCTTCACACCGGAGCCGTCGGCAAGTGGATTATCCGCCGTAGCGACAACAAGTTCGACATCATGACCGAGGGACAGCTCTGGGGCCTCTACGAGCCGATCCTGCACTGACATCCATATCCACGGGGGCCCTGGGGAGACCTGGGGCCTCCGTGCCCACTAGAAGGAACGAACGCATGCTCAAGAAGCTTTATTTCCACACAAGCAAGGGCCGTAGCTACGACTTCGACATCGTTGCCACAGCCAAAGTCGACAAGCCCGGGTTCACCGAGTGGATTGTACAGGTCGATACCAATAACGAACTTGGCGTCCATGAGGTCCAGGCCAGTACCGATGACTGCACATTCGACATCGTCGGAGATGACTCTCTGATTATCTGGGAACTCCCTCCGAGCGAGGAGGCTAAGGATCCTGACCTCTGGACAGTCAATATCGAGACGATAGACTTCAAGTTCTATACTATCGAGGGCGAGATAACTTGGACGAAACACGGCGACCTCCAGGTGGAGACCGGCGACTGTCGCCTCAACTACCTATCGTCACGCCTCCGCGAGTTCGAGGTCGACGACGAAAATCAAGTCATCACCGCTCGCTACAAGAACTGATCCTCATTTTTTCTGTATTGTACACGTGTAGGAGGCTTGTATGAAACTGATTCTGAAGACTCTCGATGGCCAAGTAGCTCAGCGAAAGATCAAGGATTTATGTTGTAACGGAGACATTGGAGACGAAGACCCCCGGGCCGCTCTGGTCATCGTCGAGCTGGATGACACCCTCACATATCTTCCCATCGACCAATTTATCTGCGAGGAGTGGACTGAGGATACCGTGGTTGTCAAGGAGGACTGGTCATGAAAGCATATACCGTAGAACGACACGGCGAGCACTGGATCGCCTGGCACAGGGGAGGGCTGCTCGGAGTGGCCGACGACATGATTTCTGCATACCGTCTCGTGGAGGAGGCTACTAATGACAACCGCTGACCCGATGCCCGACCCGAACATCTACGATATCCGAGAGGACGGAACTGTCTACGGGAAGCGCTCAGGAAAGCTTATACCCATCCGGACGTCCCGGTATGGTCTTCCGCAGATCCGTTTTTACAAAGGCCATCGCTACCGGGTTCAGCTCCTCAGCAAGATCATGTGGAACCATTTCCACGGCGAGATCCCATTCATGCACGAGGTTCGGTATGTAGACGGCGATCCATGGAACTGCGCCTTTGAGAACCTATATCTGAAGGACTTGAACGAGGAGTTCACGCCTCTGGATCGCTGGCCAGGCTTTGCTATCAGCAAGGGCGGCGAATTGATCAACATGACGACCCTGCATCGGATCAAGCCCATGATGCCTCCGAGCAGGACCAACCTCATGTTCTCAGTCCGTGTCAACGGGGAGAGCCGGACCTTCCCGGTTGCTTTCACCGTCTGGGAGACGTTCATGGGAGAGAAGGTCAACTCGCACTACCTCTGCCACAAAGACGGCAACGTCCGGAACTGTGCCCTGGACAACTTGTATCTCAGTGACGAGTACCCTTACTTTCCGCCCAAGGGTGATGGGAAGAACGAACCGAAGTACAAGCCCATCATCGAGGAGGATGGAAAGGAATACATGCCAGTCGAGTACTATATTCACATGGTCGACGGAGTGAAAGGAGAGAGGGAGAGTGGAATTCCCCAGCACTGCCGACTTGGCTCCTACTGAGACATTTAAAGACAGCATCATCGATGATATCGAGGTCAGTGATCTCGGTAGGGTTCGGCGCATCTCGACTGGTCAAATCCTCACCCCATGCCTCAGGGCTAACGGGTATGTCCAGGTAACCCTGTGGGATCGTGGAATTAGACGGACGAAGTATGTCCAGAAGCTGGTCTGGGAGGCCTTCAACGGCCCTCTGGAGCCCTTGCAGCGGGTTGCGCACCTGAATGGTGACCTGACTGATAACAGGCTCTCAAATCTCTTCCTAGAGTCTCACAGCGACTCGATGAGGAGGGCGTGGGACGCCAAGCGACGCAAGTGGGAAACTATCTATCAAGGAGTTCTGTGGTGAGCGAGTACAGGAGCCCGCACAACGACGGGCATGATCCGTATATCCTGATCTGGGAGTACGGGAATGACATTCGGAGGGCCGAGTTCAGCGAACGCTGGGCAGAGTACGACGAGACCGGTTGGACTGTCTGGTATTTCCGGTTAGTTGACGGAGGCATCATGACCTTCTCGAGTCGAGAGTGGGAGCAGAAGGACGACGTCAACCATCTGACAACCATTTGGATGCGGCCATCGCTGTACGATATTGAAAGGAAGACATCATGATTCTCGAAGTGGACGATCGAGGACGAATCGAACGATTTGCGGTAACCGGAAGCGTTCTTGAGAAAACTGTTGACGGTCGTAAACTCATTGGTGGTACCCGACTCGTCGGCTTCGGATGGGAAGAGGTCTGGTTCGACAAGGCATTTTGGAATGCCACGTTCGTACCTGACGAAGATGGAAACAAGACCTGTCAGATTGTTAGGAAGGTATCATGATACCTGCAGAGAAGATCCTTCTGACAGTCATCAATGAGGGTGAGGTTCTCTACGAGAAGGAAGGCCTATTCGATATCTGGACTTTTCTAAAGGAGGGTGGACCCGCCGTGTCCATTCGTGACGTCAACGAAGGCGAGGTCATATTCGAAGAGCTTCCGATCGAATCCATGAGTATGTCCGCCCCCCTCGTCTGCATCCAGATCAAGAGGGACTGACCCTTGGGACCGGTTGATCTGTGGCCTCATCAGGTCGAAGCGGTGAAGAACCTGAGGAATGGGTGCATATTGACCGGTAAGCCGGGCTCGGGGAAGTCGGTTGTCGCCCTCCAGTACTACGTTGAGAAAGTGCTGGGGGTGCGGCATCCGGCCGATCTTCCGAGGCGGCTTGCCGAAGGACCCAGGTTATATATAATCACCACTGCTCGCAAGAGGGATGACCTTGATTGGCAGGGGGATGTCTCGATGTATGGGCTGAGTGACTACACGACGGTCGATTCGTGGAACAACATCAGTAACTACAGCAACGTCCGTGACTCCTTCATCATATTCGATGAGCAAAGAGCTATCGGCAACGGCAAATGGGCCAAGACATTTGTCAAGATGGCTCGTAACAACGAGTGGATCATGCTGTCTGGCACCCCTGGTGATAACTGGATGGACTACTGCCCGGTATTTATAGCCAATGGCTTCTTCAAGAACCGCACCCAGTTCGAGAGGGAGCACTGCCAGTTTAACTACAGAGCTGGCTATCCTCGTCTTGAGCGATATCTTGGGCAGGGGAAGCTGTTGCGGCTTCGTAAGAAGGTCCTCGTGGACATGCCTTTCGTCAAGAAGACGACCAAGAAGCGGACGGACGTCCCGGTATCCTACGAGGAGAAGCCATATCGTACGATCCAGAAGTACCGATTCGATCCGTACAAGGAAGAGCCCATCAAGAACGCTGGAGGCCTCTGTCATGTCTTGAGACGAGTGACAAATGAGGATCCTGTGAGACTTGAGGCGGTGAGAGAGCTGTGCGAGCAGCATCCTCGGGTCATCGTCTTCTATAATTTCGACTATGAGCTCTTCATGCTGCGATCGTTGGGGGATATTCTCGAAGTACCGATCGCCGAGTACAATGGGCACAAGCATGAGGCCTTGCCTGAAGGTGCCCGATGGGTGTATCTTGTGCAGTACACAGCTGGTGCGGAGGCTTGGAACTGTACCACTTGTGACACGATGATATTCTTCTCTCAGAACTACTCGTGGAAGGTGATCGAACAGTGTGAGGGGCGAATCGACCGACTGAACACTCCTTATTCAGTCCTGAACTACTACTATTTGAAGAGCCAGTCGCCCATCGATCAGGCCATTTCGAGGGCGATTCGGGTCAAGGAGATCTTCAATGAGAGGGGTTTCTACGAGTCTCTGAGGTGATTGTTGTACCACCCGTTGTACCACTTGGTGCGGCGGGTGGTACAACGCTTCTGGTGTTTGTGTGACTGGAGTGACGCATGCGTTTTGCCAGTTTTTTTGCCAGTTTTGAAACGGGCCAGAATCTGTACTATACACGTGCGCCAAATTTTGCCAGTTTTGGGGCGATTTGCCAGTTTTGAAACGGGGGTGGCAAACGATCTGGCAAGCACTTTTCGTTGCAATTTCAACGTTTATACCCCCATTTTGCCAATTTGCCAGTTTTGTTCTGATTACCAGGAGTTGAGTAAATTTTCTTATATATAGAGACTATACAGGGTTCGGGTGGCAAATGGTCAAGTATTGTACATGCACTGTATTGTACATGCACTGTATTGTACATGCGCCCCATCACAAGACTCAACGACATGTACAATAGACCGCGTCGCGAACATGCATCCTAATGAAGGAGTTGGGCCTTCTATATTTTCGACCCCTCTCACTTCAGCATACCTCCCACGGTTGGCCCGAACTACGCTACCTCAACACCGCATAGTAAACTCAAACAACTTACGAGTACCGACACATGCGGCGCCAGGGCCAACCGTGGGCATAATTCTTGATTCGAGGATAGACCCCATGCTCGAACGTGACTACCAACGCGGACTCATATCCAGGATCGAGGAACGCCTTCCTGGCTGCCTCATCCTCAAGAACGATCCGAACCACAATCAGGGCATACCCGACCTGATCATCATATTCGGATCCAAGTGGGCCGCACTCGAGGTCAAGAGAAGCGCCGACGCTGCTCACCGACCGAACCAGGACCATTTCATCGACAAGCTCGGTGAGTGGTCCTTCGCATCATTCATATACCCAGAGAACGAGAAAGGAACGCTCGATGAACTGGAACGTACACTCAAGGCTGGAGGGCCTGCACGCATTTCTGAGCGCCAGCAAGCACAGTTGGGTCAACTACGACGACGAGAAGCTGGGCGAGGCATTCAGGACAGCACAGGCAGCAGCGATGGGGACCAGGCTTCACGCCCTGGCCGCAGAGCATATTCGCCTAAAGATGCGGATGCCGAGGAACAAGGCCACCTTCAACGCCTACGTGAACGACGCCATTGGCTACGGGCTTGATCCCGAGGTCGTGCTATATCACAGCGAGAACGCATTCGGGACCGCCGACGCCATTGGCTTCGACGAGAAGAAGCATCTTCTCCGTATCCATGATCTCAAGACCGGCGTGACTCGTGTCAACATGGTCCAGCTTCATATCTACGCAGCACTGTTCTGCCTGGAGTACGAGAAGCTGCCTGGCGAGATCAACGTCGAGACCCGCATCTACCAGAACGACGATATTCTGGTAGACACTCCACAGCCCGACGACATCGCCCATATCATGGACAAGATCGTCTGGTTTGACAAGCTCATCGAGGAGATCAAGACTGAGGAGAACTGATGCCCTCCGATATCCTCAAACACTACGGGACTAAGCGCCACTCGGGTCGCTATCCTTGGGGATCCGGTAAGGATCCATATCAGTCCGCCCAGGGCTTCCTCGCCGAGCGAGACAAGCTCAAGGCTCAGGGTATGTCCGAGGTCGATATTGCCAAGGCCTGGGGCATGAGCACCACCGAGTACCGTGCTCTGAACAGCATCGCTCGTGCCGAGAAGAAGGCAGGAGATATTTCTCGAGCCTCCCGTCTCAAGGACGCCGGTCTGCCCAACACAGAGATCGGTCGACGCATGGGACTCAACGAGTCCTCGGTTCGCGAGCTTCTCAAGCCCAACGCGTCATATCGCAAGGACGAGATCACCCGGGTCAAGGATATTCTGGCCGACGAGGTGAAACAGAAGAAGTTCATCGAGTACGGTCTTGGCGTCGAGCAGAACCTCCAGTGTTCGTCGACATCTTTGAAGACCGCCGTCGAGGCCCTGAAGGCTCAGGGATATACTACTCACGACGTCAAGGTCAAGCAGGCCAACAGCGATAACTACACCATCCTCAAGGTTCTCGCCCCTCCCGGCACCAAAGCTGCCGATATTCATGCACAGAGGGACAAGATCCGCACTCCTGGTGTTGTGATCGACGAGAAGGGACTGCTGTCGACCGGACTTCGCACTCCTCGAGCCATATCTTCGAAGAAGGTCGCCATCAAGTACGCCGAAGACGGCGGTACTGACATGGATGGGGTTATTCTGCTTCGTCGTGGAGTCAAAGAGCTCAGCCTCGGTGGCTCCAACTACGCCCAGGTGCGTATTTCGGTTGACGGAACGCACTACCTCAAGGGCATGGCCATGTACTCGGATGATATTCCGAAGGGCAAGGACATAGTCTTCAACACCAACAAGAAGAAGGGCACACCCATGCTGGGCTCCAAGGACCACACGGTCCTCAAGCCTATGAAGGATGACCCCGAGAATCCGTTTGGTGCGGTCGTTAAACAGAAGTTATTTAAGGACCCGAAGACTGGCAAGAAGGAACTGAGCGCACTCAATATTGTGAATGAGGAGGGCAAGTGGGACTCATGGTCCCAGTCCCTGGCCTCACAGTTCTTATCCAAGCAGTCCCCCAAATTGGCCAAGCGCCAACTTCAGGCTGTACGTGACGATAAGCGGAAGCAGCTCGATGAGATCATGGGTCTTACGAATCCTGTTATTCGTAAGCGGATGCTCATGTCCCTGGCTGATGACTGCGACTCGGCTTCGGTACATCTCAAGGCCAAGGCCCTCCCGGGTCAAGCCTCTCAGGTGTTATTGCCGATGCCCCATCTCAAGAAGGGTGAGGTATATGCTCCTAACTATCGGGACGGTGACGTTGTTAGTCTCGTGCGTTATCCTCATGGCGGGACTTTCGAGATTCCTACGCTCACTGTTAACAACCGAGGTAAGAAGTCTCGAAGTATTCTTGGCAATGCTAGGGATGCTATTGGGATCCATCCTTCTGTCGCTGAGCGTCTTAGCGGTGCTGATTTTGATGGCGACTCCGTCCTGGTAATTCCCAACAAGGGAAAGACCCGGATTCGTTCCACCGCCCCACTCAAGGGATTGAAGGGATTCGACCCCAAGAGAACATATCCTGGGTACCCTGGTATGAAGAGGATGTCGGATACTCAGACCCAGATGGGTAAGGTATCCAATCTTATTACTGACATGACTCTCAAGGGTGCCAGTGCCGATGAATTGTCCCGGGCTGTTCGCCACTCCATGGTTGTTATTGATGCCGAGAAGCATAATCTCAACTACAAACAGTCCGAGGTAGACAACGGCATAGCCGCATTGAAGAGGAAGTACCAGGGTGGCGCCGATAAAGGTGCGGCCACTCTTATTTCCAGGTCCAAGGGTGTTAAGTATGTACCGCATCGCAAACCACGCAGTGCAGCGAAGGGCGGTCCATATGATGCAGCCACTGGCCGCAGGGTCTACGAGGAGACTGGCGAGTCCTATATTAACAAGCAGGGTAAGCTAGTCAAGAAGCAGACCAAGACCACCAGGATGGCAGAGGCTACCGATGCTCGGAAGCTATCCTCGGGTACACTGATGGAGGGTATTTACGCACAGCACGCCAACGAGTTGAAGGCCATGGCCAACGATATTAGGAAGCGTGCTATTTCAACCCCCGCCATCAAACGAGACCCCCGGGCTGCTAAGAGCTATGCCCCTGA